AGCTGTTGCCTATAAGGTCTTACGTTCAGTTCTAACTTCTAACCGAAACTGGTTATAACACTTCTTTAAAAGCTAAATTACTTTCATTGTAATTTAATCTTCCTGTGTCTACATTATAAATTGCTTGTCCACACATACCTGTATCACCACTAAATCTAGACTTTAATACAGCAAATTTAACTATATTTCTATCTCGTTTTTCAGCAGCCATCATGTTTCTAGCAAAACCTATAATGTCAAAGCTTATTTGTTTTATACTTCCAGATCCCTTTATAGAATCTAAATTAGGCATAACACCTTCTTCAAATGACTTAGCATCTCCTGGACTTTTTCTTAAATGAGATATCAAAGTTAAATGAATATTATACCTTTTAACAATCTTTAATAAAGAAGACATAACCTTGTCAACAGCTTCATTACCTGTTGCTCCATCAACACCTTCACTAACGGCAATTGTAATATGATCAAGAATTAAATAATTACAACCTAAAGCCGCTAAATATTCAATCCTATCCAATAAAGAACTATCAGCTACAGATCCTTGGTGGTCTAACAATATTAATCTTTCATCACCAAATACTTTTTCATAACCTTTTCTAGCTTCTTCATCACTAACATCACCTGGCATTCTAATATTTTTATTAATAGACATACCAATTAATTTAGTTGCTGTATCACCTATAGATTCTTCTAAAGATATTAAACCTATTTTATCTTCAGTTTTTTCTAATAAATTTAAAATAGTTTCTTTAACAACTGTTGATTTACCTGAACCTGTACCAGATGTAAATAAAGTAATTTCACCTAATCTCATTCCAAATAATTTATCATTTAAACCTTTTAAACAATCAGGATAAGCAATTGATTTAACTTCAGATCTTTCTTTAAATGCTTGCCATATTTTTTCACCAGTAATAAATGCATCAGGTTTATATACTTTAGCACTCCATACATCTTGTAAATATTCATCAATTAACCCTTTTGATAAAGCTTCATTAGCATCTTTATGAACACTATTTACAATATGTGCTTTACCAGGTTTAATAATATGTGCAACATCTTTTGCAGCCTCAATACCAAATTCATCATTATCAAATGCTATAAATACTTTTTCATATTTATTAACAAAATCTAAATTAGATGCAATATTTCTTCTGGCACTTTGGGCTCCATTAACAATTGATACCACATCAAATTGAGCCTTAGCCTTTGTAAGCATTTCTAATATTGATAAACAATCTACTTCACCTTCGGTAATAACTAGGTTTTTTCTTTTACCACTATTAACTTGATTAAACAATTCAGGTACTTCAACTTTACCAACAACTCTAAAATCTTTGGTAGCAACTATTCTTTTCTTATACGCTTTAATTTTCTTATTTACTGTTATGGGATAATAATGACTTGTAATATTTCTTTTATCATCATATTCTATTTTAACACCAGCATTATATAAAACCTTTTTGGATATACCTCTAAATGTATCTATTGGTAATTGTTGTATTTCATCCAAAGTTAATTGTGATTGTACTACATTAAATTCTACTTCTGTATCTTCTGTTCCAGCTGCTGTATTTTTTCTACAACTAAAACAATAAGCTGATCCATCAGAATATACCGCGTTGGCATCCGATGAACCACAACTTTCACAACTTGTGTGTTTTATAAATGATGTGTTTTTACCCATATAGTTCCTCTATCCTTATATTATATTTTTTACTTGCCCATTTTACAAACCTTTTAATATCCCTGCCAGTAGCAGAAGTCATCATACAGTTTGCTATATTTGAAACAAATTCTACATTTCCTTTTATATATCCTAATCTTGGATTAATTCTATCTAATGTTGGACTTAATTTACCTAATGTAATATTAGATACTTTCATTTTATAACCAAGAATAGGACATATACAATTTTTAGGAAAAATACTTTCCAAATAATCTGATGTTAAATTAAATGGTAAATTTTTATCCCTTGCTCGTCTTTTAGAAGATTTACAAGCAGTAACAGCTATACCTCTAATTGACTTATTATATTTTTTCTGATTGAACGCCATTTAAATAATTTCTCCAATATTCTATTGACCATTGTGAATGATCTTTAAAGTCTTTAATAAGATATAACATTGTACCCATTACATTTAATCTTGATAAAAAATCTTCTGGATAATGTTTTTTATAAGCTTTAATAACAGCTTCAAACTGCTCATTTAAAGTTTTATCTTTTAATATCTTATTTGCTTTAACTGGACCAACACCTTCAATACCAGGTATATTATCTACAGCGTCACCTGTTAATAATTGTTGATGAAAAAATTCTATTCCTTCAACTTTAGAAACAGCTGATAAATTATTGTGTAATAAATTATAAAATAAACCACCTATAGTTTTCCAATCTTTATCTAAAGTAATAAGCATATATAATTGTTTATTTTTAATATACTTAAATGCTTCAACAGAGGCAGTATCATCTGCTTCATAATTTGGAACCATAATAGGTTTATATTTTTTAGCAACATAATCTCTACATTCTAAATAATTATCAGGTTTATCTCTTCTTTTACCTTTATATTTTAAAAAGGTTTGTTCTATTTCTTTTCTAAAATTACCACCACCTGAAATATGTAAACTATATTCATCACAAGCGGTATTCATTTTTACTTCTTCATATATATCATCAAATGTTTTTCTTACATCTAAATTATCTTTTATGGCTTTATTACAAGCTCTGTATACCAATACATCACCATCAACAATACCAATTATCTTATTAGTGGGTTTCATACCAATTTTTCCCTTCTTTAGCATCTCCTGCCATTTCAATATTTAGCTCCAATTCTTTAGTAATAAAATCACCAAATGAATAAGATAATATTTCTTTAACCCTTTTTGTATTTTCTGGTTTAGTTTGAACTTGAACTTCATCATGAATTAAACCAAGCATATCAACATCTAATTTTTCTTCTTTAAACATTTTAAAAGCATTAACAACAGCTGATTTAACTGTAATTGCTTCATATGCTTGTAATAAATAATTTAACAATTTAAATGAAGACTCAGCATATATTTTTCTTCCATCTAATGCTGGAATAAAACCCATACCATCTTTATTTTGTGTTGTATAAAAAAATTTATTTAATCTATTATTTAGTTCTTTTAATCCAGGAAAGGCAACATATAATTTATTTTTAACTTCTTTACCCTTTTCTAGATCTTCAATTCCATTTACCATTTTACCTAATTTAGCAAAACCGGCACCAAAAATTGTAGCGTATAATAGGCTCTTAGCTAATTGTCTACTAACACCTACAATATCTGCTGTTCTTTGGTGTATATCACCATTTAAAACATGTTCATTTATATCTTTATTATTTAAATAATGACATAAAGCTCTAATTTGATTACCTGCACTATCACAACCAACCATAATTTTACCATCATCAGCTGTAAATAATTCTCTCATTTCTTTTCCAAAAAATGAATTAACATTAGGTACATTTACTATTTTAGAATGTCTTTGTCTAAATGTTGGTGTTCCTACATTAAATGCTTCAACATAAACACGTCCATTATTTTCTTCAGCAAGTTCAATCCAACCTTTTAAAACTGAATGTCTTGATCTTAAACTATAATAATGTAATATTTCTTTTCCTAAATCACCTTGAATTGTATGTATACTATCTTCAGTTATTTTAGGCTCACCCTTTGGTGTAAATTGTGTAGGTTTCCAACCACTGTCCAATAACATACCTCTAACTTGTTCCATATTACCAAGATCAGCTTCAATCATTTCATATCTTTGAAATGTATCATTACTGTTCCATTTATGGGTATCATTAGGTTTAATTTCTTCACCTAAAAATTGAGATAACATTCTACATGTTACTGCACTAAAATTTCCATTTTGAAGATATTTAGCTGTTTTAGGCTCTTTATCAATCATAACTTTTCTTGGCTTTAAAGTTGGATTAACCTTATCTTCAATTTTTTTCATTTCAGAAGTTAAATATTCATAATGCTTTTTAGCTAATGGTAAATTAAACTTCCATTTATTTTTAACTTGTTCAGAACATAATTCAGCAATAGCATGTTCTGTTTGCAATGCTCTTTTATAAGTAGGTCTATTTGCTATTAATTCATGTGCTTCTTTAACTACATAATTATAAACTTTGTGATTTAAATTAACATCTTGAATTGCATAAGTTTTCATTTCTTCTGAATATTTATCAAACTCTTTAAAATCACCTTTAGCATCACCAAGAATTTTACCAAAATTACCTAATGAATGCTTTCCATCTCTTCTATAATTATTCATTTGAGATAATAACATTGTATCTATAAATTTAATATTATCAGGTTTCCAATTTAATAATTTATGTAACACAACATTATCATATGCAATTATATTATGACCAATAATAACTTCACATTTATTTAAATATGGTATCAATTCATTTAACGGTTTGCTATCTGGATCATAATCACTAAATGTAACTATTTCATTTGTATCTATATTTTTAGTAACAGCTATCCAAATATTATTAACTGTATCTATTAAACCGTTTGTTTCGATATCATATATTATTTTCATATTTTAATTTATCCTTAAAGTAATTATATGCTTGTGCATAAAGCATTTCTTGTGAACTATCATTTTGAAAAACTTTAGAAAATTCAACATTATCTAAACCGTGTTCAGATCTATGATCATCACCATTATAACCTGGTCTATGAACACCAACACAAAAACCATATTTGTTAACCATATCTAATTCATTTTTAAATCTAACATCAGGTATAACAATATTTCTTTTTGTACTTTTAATATCCTTTTCTAAAACTTTTACCCATATATCTTTGTGTAATTCATCTCTAAATGCCATACCAATTTTTTGCATCATATCTCTTGGAGATAAATAAAACCAATCAGGCATAGGTTCTTCTCTAAATATTCTTTCACCATTATCACCAGATAATATAGCTTTGTCTATACCAAATGTATAATGTATTAAGTCTTTAATTGGTTGTGCAAATGACATTTTTTCAAATCCAAAACTGGTTTGTAATACATTTGCTATTGTATCTTTTCCTGCACCTTTATATCCTGCAATTCCTATAATCATATTATTCTCCTTCATTATAATAAAAATAAGTTTTTTTATCTGTTTCCATACAAGTATGAGCAAATATAGGCTTATCCTTATAAGTATAATAACCCCATATATCATAACTTCCTGGTTTATAATTTGTATTTTCTTTCCACTTTATAACTTTCATATAAGCATCATCACAAAATTCACCAGGTTTTACTTCCATTGGTATATCAACTGAACCACCACTCATAAACCATAATGTTAATATAATTGTTTTCATTAATGTACTGTTTCAACCTTTTTAATTGTATATAAATAATTACAAGGATAATATTTTCTAAATTCCTCGTCAATTTTAGCTTCTTCAAATATTAATTCTAAATCATCTTCATCTAATGATGTTAAATCTAATACCAAACCAATAGTAATAATTAATTCTACTTTATCAGTATCATTATTTATTAAGCCAACCTTTTTACCTTCCAGTGGTAAATAATATCTTCTAATTTCAGATTTCTTTTCACCAGATTTAATAAGGTCCAACCATTTTTTATCAATATTGAATGTGTGTAATTTAAACATTTTATTTAACATAATTCCTATTCTGTAAGGCATAGATTTAGCTGGGCCGTTAAGCCCAGCCGAAATAAATGCTAACTAATTAAATTACGTCCTTATCAGTATCAATGGCTGCAAATTCTAATTTATCTGCATTTTGATATTCTACAAGTTCAGTAATTTGTAAGGCTAACAACTGAGTTGATATACCTTTTTTACCCATATATTCATAAGGTTTGAATTTAACTTGGACATTACCTTTGGATCCATTTCCAATAGTACTTGTGTCAAGTATAGGTTGTAGCGATTTATCAACTACTGGCGGTGGAGCCGTATTATATTTACCATCAGCATCCGCATAAATTTTCTTTTTTAATGCAGCCGTGTAAACAACACCACCATTTTCTTCTGCTGGTTTTACATTTATACCAGCTTTTTTCCAAGCCTCAGCATTAGCTTTATCTGCAGTTTTTACAGTACATGAAAACTGAGGTGACTTTTTATCAAAACCCATATCTGGATTTTTAGGATCAAGTTTAACCCAACTTAGTTCTACATCATTTAATAACATATTATTTTCTCCTTATTATATTATTTTGCTCTTCTTCCTTGTCTATTATATTTCTTAAACATTCGTTTTTCATCTTTATTTTTAGATTTTTTATGTACCCTAACCCTTTTCTTCGGCTTTGGGCGTTCCACAAATGTCTTGAACTTTCTCGCCATATTGACATTC